TCAGAGGATCCTGGAGGCGAGGCGCGGCCGGTCGCGGTGGATCCGCCGGCGGAACAGGAGGTTCACGGTCTGCGGGTCCCACCGGTAGGCGGCTGGGTGGTCGGTGAGACGGTTGACCTCTTGCCAGAAGTGGACCGGGCTCAGTTTGAAGTCCTCGAAGGCTTGGCGTTCCCGGGCGGCCGGGTACTTATACGGTGCGACGGCGAGTCGGAGGATGCCCTTGTCGCGGTCAGTCAGGGTGTCCATTGATTTCCTTTCGGATGTGGATGAGCTCGTCGAGGGTCAGGGATTTTTCCCACGCTTTGACGTCGTCGGGCATGACGTGGAGGCGGTGGGCGATGCTGATGAGGTCGTCGGTGATCCGGGCAGCGTCGATGAACGCTTGGGTTCGGATCAGGTGACGGGCCGCCCATTGGCGGGCTTGGAGTTCCTGCTTCGGGTTACACCCTACGTGTTCGTAGTGGGCGTGGCCGAGCTCATGCCAGGCGGTGGAGCGCAGCTGGATGTACCCGAGTTCTGGGTGGAGGAGGATGCGCCGGCGGTTGGGGTCCCAACAACCCCACCACCCGTTAGGCGGGCGCGTGTAGAGAATCCTCACGCCCATCTCTTCAGCCTTTTGTTCAAACCCCATGGGGCGAGAACTTACAGACCGGCACCGACAATCAGTCGGCGGTTTTCCCTGAGGCTGTGTTTGTTACGTCGGCGAGGCGCTGCATTTCGCGGGAGAGGTTGACCAGGATCTGCTGCGAGGTCTCGGGGAGGTAGCGGGCGCCGCCGAGGACGAGTGCGGAGTCGTCGGGGGTTCCCATGGGCAGGGAGAGGTCAGCGGCGCAGGCGGAGATGACCTGTTCGACGGTGACGTTCAGGCCGCGGGCGAGGCCGCGGATGGTGTCAGGATCCGGGAAGACTTTGATGGTGTTGTTGGCGAGCTGCTGCAGGCGGGACTGGGTGGGGATGCCGCCGCAGTCGCGGGAGAGTTCGGCGTTGTTCCGATCGCCGCGCCTCGATGCTACGAGGGCGCGGAGCGCTTTTCCTTCGGGCATGATGATTCCTTATTAGTGGTTGATGAAAGACTGGGCCGTCAGCGGATGGCAACGGTTCCGCTGAACGAATCCCGTTCAGGGTTGAAGGTCATGGTGCAGGTGTAGTTGCCCCGAATCTTTGCTCCGAAGCCGTTTTCCGAGTCCACGGTTCCCTTAGCGGTCCAGGTCCCGTTGAATTTGCTTTCCGTCTCGTTTTTGAACTCTGCAGTGGAGGGAGCCTTCAGCTTCCGAGATACGAGGTCGTGGCATGCAATCCGGGCATCGATCTCGTTGGGTGGCTCCGGCTCGTTGTTAGCCGGGTTGCTCATGGCCACGGAGCAGCTCACCACGATGCCGAGCACCGCGAAGAGGAAGAGACCCAAGCAGCCAAGGGCGAACTTGCTTCCGCCGCCCATCGGGCCGGAGGTCAGGTCCAGCGTGTCCCCGTTATCTGAAGCGATTAGGTAGCTGGACTTGGTGATCTTTTCCCGCACATCAGCGTCGTTGTCGGCGCTCTCTAGGGTGCGGATCAAGTTGCCTTCGGCGTCCTTGATTTCGATGGTGCGTACGCGGAGGATGCTTTCGGTTCCGTTAGGTCCCTTTGTGAGCTTGTCAGCAGCTTGGCTGACGTGCGCGGTGAACTTTCTCTTGGCCATGCGTTTCCCCCTATGGTTCTTCGGGCAGCTGGTTGAGCCCGATCTGTGTGTCTGGTTCGCGGGCTGCCAGGTCGAGATCGTCCTGGGTGTCCGGGTGGTTGGTGCGGGCGTTGTGTTCGAGTTCTTTGATGGCCCGGTTTTGTTTGACGAATAGCCGTGCGAGATCAATCACAATCTTGCGTTGCTCGATGGTGAGTGAGTCCACGTCTGGTGGTAGTTGGTCTGCGAGCCGCGCTTGTGGGAGTTCCATCTGAGCTGCCTCGTAAACCAGTGCTAGTGGTAGGCCGGATAGTTGGGCGAGTGCTTCAAGGGTCTTCTTTCCTGGTCGCGATGTGTAGGTGCCGGCGAGGAGTTTGTCGACTGTCGTGTAGGACAGCGTCAGTCCTGCCTTCTCTGCAATTCGGCCCAGTTGGCGCCCCCCAGCGCCGCCATTGTTGTCGGATGCGGCTTGCGCTACGTCCTTCAACGTCTTGGGTCTTTCGTGCATGGCTCAATCCTTGCCCTAGTTGTACTACTTGTACGAGCGATCAGAACTTTTTCAAATACAAGTAAAACGTCTAAAGCTCAGTAATGGCGCAGGAAACAAGCGACACTCTTGACAAGTAAGAGACAACTGCGGCAAGCTTCACTTGTCAACGCAAACAGAAAGGCTGTTAGATGTACACGTACCAACGAGGCAGCACCACTGCCAAGACAGATAACAAGCGGCGAGCAGTAAGGCGCCCAAGAACACGACTCCGGGGGGAGGTCTTTATGAAGCCAATCAGCACGACCATGCTGAGGACGCGGCGAGAGCGCGAAGGCTATACACAGCGGCAACTCGCCCACCTCTGCAGCTGCAGCCAGGAAGCTATCTCACAGCTTGAGCGCGGCAAGATGACGCAGTGCTCCGAAGAGCTGGCAACGCAGATAGCCAAGTGGCTGAGGCGCGACGTCGATGAACTCTTTATCAAGCACGAGGACACACGCGTGCCTCGAATGACAAACGCGGCAGGCTCCAAGCGCCAGCCCGTGGCACAAGCCGCATAACAAGAAGGAACCCCAGCCCCATGGTCTCAGCCACTCAAACCACCACCCAGGCACCGGCCCGCACGCAGAAGCTCCGCGACCTGATCGAAGACGCCACATGCGGGATGGCCACCCCGGACGAGCTCCACAACGCACTCCTCGAGCTGGAAACACTCATGGGCTGGACCCTCACCACACCAACAGAAACGGAAGACTCATGACCACCGAACAGGACATCCTCGCGGGCCGGATCAACGCCGCGCTTGAGGAGTGGGACGCCATCCCCGCCGGGCAGGGCCACGCGCATGCCGCAACGCAGGTAGCCGCCGCATTGCTGGCTGCGGGCTATGTGAAGGCGCAGCCGGACTGGCTTGGCACTTCCCGGAACGATGGCGAGTACGAGTACGTCACCAGCTCAGACTGCGACGGCTCCAACGTCCACCACTGGAGGCGCCGCCCAGCCCGGAGGTTCGAACAGGACGCCGGCCCATGGGAGGCCTACGAGCCTAAGGAAGGAGCATGATGTTTGAACTGTTCACGGGCCCGGCCGCGGTCCTTGAGCCCGAGGTCGATTGGAAGTCCCGGGCCCTGGAGGAAATTGAGGACCTAGCCAAGACGGGCATGACGTTCAACGCGGACACCCTGCGGGAACGAGGCGTGCCGGAGCCGCCGAAGCATCAGAACCAGTGGGGCAGCGTCTTCGGCACCGCGGCGAAGCGCGGGATCATCGCCAAGGCGGACTACTCGAACAGCCGCCGGAAGTCGCGGCATGGAGGGTTCCTCCACGCATGGCGAGGGGTGCCACGTGCCGGCGCCTAAGACTCTCCCGAAAGACGGGACACTCCCCCGCCTCGCTTACACCCTGGATGAGGTGTCCTTTATGTTGAACGAGCCCGCAGAGACTATAGCGAAGCACTGCAGAACCCAAGCGCTAAAAGGCGCATACAAAACCGGCGGTAAGACCAGCCCGTGGCGGATCCCGCCGAAAGCTATCGACTACTACCAGGCGACAAGGAGTAACCAGTGAAGAAGGATCAGGCGTTGGCTGCGCTGGCGGAGGCGCACGAGGAAGCCGTGAAGGCCGAGACGGCGGCGGCCGTGGCGCAGGATCGGAAGCGTGAAGCTGTCCGGGCTGCGTTCGATGCCGGTGCCCGCGGCCCGGAGGTCGCCGAGGTGCTGGGCTCGTCCGTGCAGTGGGCGTACCAGCTGAAGGACAAGCCGCCACTACGTGTCGCATAGAAAACAAGCAGCACTTGTTTTTACTGCAAGCAGCAGTTAGAGTTGGGGCATCAACAAAAAGAGGCCCGCAGGCTGCAACCCGCGGACCTCACGTCCACCGAAACCACGAAAAGGAATCCTTCGATGAACAGCAACAATCCTACCAGCGCCTACTGGTTCACCAAAGAACAGGCCTCCAAAGTAGCCCGCGACCTCATCGTCTCCCACCACGAAGGCAACGGCCCTGACACCCAGGACGAAGAGCGCCTCGCCGTCCGGATCGCACACCTGCTCGGCATCATGCCCAACACGTCTGCCGTCAACTCCGCTTTGGATTTGTTGGACGAACTAGCAGCAGTTGAACGCGGCAACCACAACATGCTCATCGACGACAATACCGACGAAGTCCTGAACTACTTCGAGTCCCAACTGACCGAAGCGATCGACGACGTCGTCGCCCGGTTCAAAGACCACATGGAGCTGGCAGCATGAGCGCCCTCGAGGTGAAGACCGAAGTTGTCATCGACCACTGGGAACTTGGCAAGGACATGGCCGGATGGAACAGCGAGGAACAGGCCCACTTTCTTCACGGCCTCGCCACCGGGGTCAAGGATCTAGGGGGCTCGGGTCATCTGCAGATGCACTACATCGTGGAAGCGCTGCAGGGTCCAGGGCCGCACCTTGATGACGTCCGCCGGCTCGTTGAGCTCATGGCCGACTACTTCGCTGAGGTTCCAGCATGAGAACCCGCCGGCCCATCCGCCTCACGGCCCGCGGGGAACTCGTCTTCGGCACCCTCGCCGGCATCGTCTTCCTCTTCACCCTCGTCATCTTCTGGGCCGCCCTTGGCGACTCCCTGGGGATCTGACCATGAACTGCTACTGCCGCGGCGCCGGCCAATGCCCCAACTGCGGCCAACACACCTGCACCAACTGCCAATGCGACGACATCGACCAGACCAAGGAGCCCTCCTGATGACCACCTTCCGAGAACCCACGGGCAAACCCCCTTGGCCCATCACCCTCATCGCTGGCGCGGAGAAGGCAGGCAAGTCTTACTCATGCGCCCTCGCCTCATCCTCTGACCTCATCGGAGACTCCTTTTGGATCGGCGTAGGTGAGGATGACCCGGACGAGTACGGCGCGATCCCCGGGGCGCGCTTCCGTATCGCTCAGCATGACGGAACGTACCGATCCATCTTGGCCGCTCTCGAAGCAGCTGCCGCAGCGCCGCGGGTAGACGGCAAGCCGAACCTCATCATCCTCGACTCGGCCACGCGTCTTTGGGAGCTACTGTCAGATGAGGCCCAGGTACTGGCGAATCGCCGCCGGAAGAACAACAACCCGGACCAGGACTCTCCCATTGGCATGGACCTCTGGAACCGTGCAACGGACCGGTGGCAGTCAGTGGTCAACGTTCTCCGCCGCCACGACGGGCCGTCGCTGGTCACGGCCCGCCTCGACGTCGTCACGGTCCTCGATGACGCCGGGAAGCCCACCAAGGAGAAGACCTCAAAGATCAAGTCCCAGAAGTCTCTGCCCTACGACGTCGGCATTGTCGTGGAGATGCCCGCACGCGGGGAAGCCTTCATCACTGGCGCCCGCTCTCTCAAGATGGACGTCCGGCTGGACGAGCGGAAGACCTACAAGAACTTCACCGTGCACGAGCTCTGGACGACCTTGGGCCTCGGTGAGGAAGGCGCAACGGCGCCCCGGCAGCACGCCGACGTTGACGCCACCGCCTCGGCGCAGGAGCAGAGGCCGGCGGCAGCCCAGCAGCAGGACGCCGCCGTGACCTCCCTCAACCAGTACCGCCATCAGCAGCCGGACTGGGAAGCAGAGATTGACCGGGCCAAGAACAACCGCGAGATGCTCCTCGACCTTCTGGCGAAGGCCAAGGGCATGCAGGCACCGCAGGAAACCATCGACCAGATCACGGCCGCCGGCAAAGCGCTGGCCGCCCGGACAGCCTAGGAGAACACCATGAGCATCAAAACCGAAAACCTCCGCATTGCCCTCATCAAGACCTTCGCGGATGCCCTCATGGACTACATGAAGGACGCCCGCGGTGAGCACCTCGAGCAGCTCCTCGAGAAGTACCAGGAGGAAGGCACCAAGTCCTTCGCCGTGGTCCTCCCGGACGGCACCCGAGTCGGCAACATCACCCTGCCGGAAGGCAAGCCCTCTGACCAGACCGTCGACGAAGCGGCCCTCTTCGAGTGGGCAGAGGCCCAAGGCGGCATCGATGAGGAAGTCATCCCCGCCACGAAGAAGCGCATCGTGAAGAAGGTCCGGGCCTCCTGGCTGGCCGACAAGGTCAAGAACGCCATCGAAGGCGACGACGGGGAACTCATCGACGTCGCCACCGGCGAAATCATCCCCGGCGTGAAGCGCGTGCCAGGTAAGGCTCCCACGTCGTTCACCATCACCTACGCCAAGGACGGCCGCGAGAAGATCGCCACCGCGTACCGCCGCGGACTCCTCAACGACCTCGCCGCCGGATCCGCGCTCCCCAAGATCGAGACAGGACACCGGCAGGCAGACGCCGCGTGAGCATTGACGTCCTCAACCCGGTCAACGTCGAGCAGCGGATCCGAGACATCAGCGCACGGATCGCCAACTCGGCATCTGTCTGCAATGACCGCTACATCGCGTTCCTAGACGCGGATCGGGCGTACGACCAGGCTTTCGCCGCCGCATACATGAGGCACGAGGGCGCGGCGCACGAGAAGAAGTACGCCGCCGAGCTGGCCACCCTGCAGGAGCGTGAGGCGAGGGACATGACGGACGCCGCCTACAAGTACGCGGACCGGCTGGCCAAAGCCCTCGAGTCCGAGCTCCGGGCGTACCAGTCCATCGGCGCAAGCGTCCGGGCAATGTTCGGAGTCGCCGGCCGAGGTGAGGGCTCATGAGCAAGAACACCGGCTTCACGCGGGAGCAGAAGATCCTCATCTCAGCCCGTGACCTCGGTTGCGTGGTCCACGGCGCGGGCGGTGACTGCGTGGGCGACTTGCTCCACCACCACCGCAAGGGCCGCGGTGCCGGTGGTGTGAAGTCCCGCAACCGAGTGGCTAACGGCCTCCTTGTTTGCTCGCGCTGGAACACGCTCGTGGAAGCCATGCCGGACGTCGCAGGGCAGGCCCGGAAGAACGGCTGGAAGCTCCGCACGGACCACGAAATCGACAACCTACCCGTCTACATCCCACGCCTCGGCGCGTTCATCTTCCTGGACGACGCCGGTAACTACCTCGACATGCAACACCAACCCCTACGAAAGGCAGCCTAACCATGGCAGGCGAACTCAACATCACGATCATTGGCCGACTGGTCAATGATCCGGAACTCCGCTTCACTCCGGCTGGCGCGGCGGTCGCTAACTTCACCATCGCCCAGAACGCTCGTGTGTTCGACAAGAACAGCAACGAGTGGAAGGACAAGCCCGCCAACTACTTCCGCTGCTCCGCCTGGCGGGACCTGGCGGAGAACCTGGCTGAAAACCTCCGCAAGGGAACCGCCGTCATCGCGTACGGGGAAGTCACTTCCCGGTCCTACGAGACCAAGGAGGGCGAGAAGCGGACGGTGCAGGAAATCGAAGTCAGCAGCCTCGGCCAAGACCTCCGCGGGGCTGGCCCCAAGCGCCAGGGCGGGCAGTCATCCGGTGGCAGCTGGGGCGGTAGCCAGACCGCCGACGCCGGCGCTGCATGGGGCGGCACAGCCGACACCGAACCACCTTTTTAAACGCAACCACCCCGCGAACGCCTGCCCTCCGAAGCGAGCGGCAGGCGTTCGCAACCAGTACCACTAGGAGAACCATTGACCATCACGGACATCACACCCCGCATCGAAGCTCGAGACGGGGCCGCCATCACCCTGTACAGCAAGCCCAAGGGCTGCGTGCAATGCGACGCCACCAAACGGAAGTTCAAAAAAGAAGGTATCGAGTACACCGAAGTCGACGTCACCACCGACGAGACAGCCCTGGCGTTCATCAAGGGCCTCGGCTACGGGCAGGCGCCAGTCGTCTATGTCTCCAAGCCAGAGGGCGACCGCCACTGGTCCGGCTACGACGTCAACGAAATTGACGAGCACATCCTCGGCAAGAAGAAGGCCGACGAGACAGCGCTGGAGGCTGCCTCGTGAAGACCCTCGCCCTGAAGCCGCCCAAGCCCGCACTCACCGCGCCCCGGAAGGCGTCGACGGTGCCCACCTGCACCTCCTGCGACAAGCCCCTCAACGGGACCGGCGAATGCCGCGGATGCACCAAATGAACAAGCGACTCAAGCGCCCGCCGTCACAGGAACTCCTCAACCAGGCAGCCGACCTACTCAACGACGGCGCATCCCAACGCGAAGTCTGCCGCACCACCGGACTCGCCCGCGAAACCATACGCAAACACTTCCCCGGCAAAGGCTGGACCTACGTCGAAGGCGGCGCATTCCGGGCCCTCACCCGGGACCGCGACACCGAAGACCTGAAACGAAGCCACAGACTCCCCTGGTGGGAGGGCGCATGACCACCATCGCGGGCCAGCTCGACATCTTCTCAGCACTCAATGAACCGGCCCCCGTTCCGCCCTTCACGGTCTACACATGCGTGTGGGCCGAAAAAGGCTGCGGCTGGTGCGGATCCGGGAACATGCTGGGAGGCGGGGCATGCCGCAACCCACAGAACAAGGACGAGTCATTCTTCTACAGCTACTGCACCCGCTGCTACGACAAGTACCGAAGCCCGCGGGTCACTGCCCCAGGTTTCAACTTACACATAGACCGGACGCAGAAGCCGCGCCCCGGCACCGCACCCACCGCGAAAGGACTGGCAGCATGAGGGCTTACCTGGAAGGCAATAAGCGCCACAGAATGGGCAGTGGTGCTTGGGACAAATGGAAGCGTCAATGGTTCCGGAGGCAGCGTGGCATCATCGCGGCCGGGCCAGCCTTTGCCTTTGGGGACCGTCGCCGGCAGTTGCTGCACAAGGGCGGTAAGCCATGAGCCTCTACTACCAGGACGAGCACATAACGCTCTACCATGGGGACGCTCGCGAGATCCTCCCAGCCGTCCCCTTCGAGCCCAACACCATTTGCGTAACGGACCCTCCATACGGGGACACCTCGTTGGAGTGGGACACCTGGCCGACAGGATGGGTGGACGTCGTCCGGGATCAGCTTCCGTTCACCACCTCCTTGTGGTGCTTCGGCTCCATGAGGATGCATCTGGAACGCCGGGCGGACTTCTCCGAGTTCACCTACGGGCAGGAAATCATCTGGGAGAAGCACAACGGCTCCGGGTTCCATGCCGATCGATTCAAGCGAGTCCACGAAATCGCAGTGCACTGGTACCGCGGGCCATGGGCTGAGGTCTACAAGGACCCGCAGTACACGGATGATGCTCGCAAACGCACCGTCCGGAGAAAGCAGCGGCCGACCCACACCGGTCACATCGAAGCCGGGTCCTACACTTCAGAGGACGGCGGGCCGAGGCTCATGCGCTCCGTGCAGCAGGTCCGCTCCATGCACGGCATGGCGAACCACCCGACGCAGAAACCGCAGGGCATCCTCGAGCCGCTGATCCGGTACTCCTGCCCGCCGGGAGGAACCGTTTTGGATCCCTTCGCCGGATCCGGCTCAACACTCCTATCGGCAGTCGCTAACGGCAGAAAAGCAATCGGCGTCGAGGCCCGGGAAGCATACTGCGAAACCATCGCGAAGCGCGCCGCCCAGGGCATCCTGCCACTGGCCATTTAGCGTGCCCAGAGGAACCAGTAGCACTTGCAGGAATGCGAGTGTTGCTGGCCCTTTGGCTTATAGAAAGGAACCGCGTTGGAGAAGGACAAGCGGCCGTATTTTGTGCTCACTAACGAGTACCCGCGGCACCGCAAAATCAGGGGTCTCACAGATAAAGCCTTCCGCCTCCACGTAACCCTCATGGCCCTCTGCAATGAGGACCGGAACGACGGGATCATCAGCCAGCAGGACCTGGACCAGATGGGGAAACCGGCCGGGAAAGAACTGCTCGCGAAGAAGCTCGTGCACCCCGCAGAAGCCGGGGAATACGTGCTGCACGACTACCTGAAGCACCAGAACAGCAGAGCCCAAATTGAGGAACTGATCAGCCAGGCAGCCACGGCCGGGGCGAAGGGAGGTAAGCGGTCGGCGCACAAGAAATGGCACGTCGACAGGGGCATCGTGAAGGACGATTGCGACCTCTGCCAAGAGGAGGAAACCGGGTAAGCGACCATAAGCAGGTTATAAGCGGACCCTTAGAAATCGCTTAGTAAGAAACCGGTTCCCCCGATAAGCGAACCATAAGCGAAAAATAAGCACCATTAACCATTAACCACTTACTACTCACCTAAGTGCCTACTCTCACCACTCGTAGTACTTACCAGTGGGACTAAAGAAATCAGTCAATCGTCACCTAGGTAACGCGTGAAGGAGCAGAACACTTGACTGACCATCAGCCCATCACAAAACCCCAAGCCGAAGCCCTCGCCGGGATCCTCCACCAACTCCGACCCGCGTGGGGAACCCCGGCACTGATGACCCTCATCGGCCGGAACCTCAACCACCCCGCCACATTCCCGCAGCTCGTCCAGGCAGCAGTCACCGCAGCCACCCGCAGGAACCCGGACGGCCAGTAC